AATTCTAGTGATCTACTTCTCGACACCCTTGATAGGGTTTCAGGAATACTGGGCTTCAATCGAAGCCCTGATCCTAGAGTTTTCAAGTTCAAGCATGGACCAGGTGCAGTTGCAGATAAGCGGCGAGTAAATGACAAGTATGACCATAAAACATGGCCCATACGCGCATATCACGCCTTTCCTTACAGCTTTACAGCTACAATGGAAGATGCTTATCATTATTCTGAGGCAAGTGAGATTTGTCATGTTTTAGAACCAGCAAAACTAATTGCTGTTCCAAAAACATATGATAAACCTCGCTTAATTGCGTCAGAACCGACTGCATGTCAATTCCTTCAACAGGGATTGTTGGGATGGATGCGAAGTAATATGCATCCCATCCTGCACAGATCTATAGCTTTTCTATCACAAGAACCATCTCGTTCGTTCTGCACTCGTGCATCACTTGGAGATGATTTTGCCACGGTCGATTTATCGTCCGCGTCAGATAGAATGAGTTGCAAAGTAGTTGAACGATTGTTCTCTAGTAATGAGAGCTTTCTACAACTACTCTACGCATCTCGCACATCATCCATAGTTAATGGAATTGATGATACTTTCGAAGCTTTACAGCTTAAAAAGTTTGCTGCTATGGGGTCTGCTGTAACCTTTCCAGTTCAAACATTACTTTATACTTTCTGCGCCTATGCTGCTATCCTTACGGATAAGAACATGAGCGTAAATCGTCGTAATTTAATGGTTGTAGCTGACGAGGTCCAGGTCTATGGAGACGACATTATTATGCCGTCTTCAAGTGTTGCTACCTTGGACATGCTATTAACTCTTCTAGAGTTAAAAGTAAACGTAGAGAAAACGTTTACGGCAGGACCATTCCGTGAATCTTGTGGAATGGACTCCTATCAGGGCTATGATGTAACTCCATGTTACATACGAACTGATTGTCCAAGTGTAAAAGGTGAAAACCTTCAGTCCTGGATAGATGTTAGTAATAACGCCTATCGCAAAGGCCTTTGGTCTCTTGCTGCAGGAATGATCGAACTACTACCGCTAAATTTTCAGCGGAAGTTGTACGTTCATAATACTGAACAACCTTTTATGAGCTTACTCTCTTTTTCAACGACGTTACTGCACCCCTGGCTGGGCAATCAAATTTCAATAAGGCGCGAGCGTCTTAAAGAAAATGATTACCAGCGATGGGTGATCCCTTGTATTAGGGAAACGTCGCAGTCTGAGAAGAGTAAGAGAGATCACATTCATTCTCTTCTTCAATGGTTTATTGAAGATCCATCCCCCGAGCTCCTTTGGGAGTCAGGGTATGGTATGAATGTGTACAAGCGGAAAATTTCCCGCTTGTGGGTTCATCCGCAAGGATGATAGGGAGGTTGGCCACAGTGACTCACTTTTGAGGAACAGTGGCAAACCCAACTCTGGAGGTGCTCGCAGTTGCGG